ATGTTTCGGGTTCCAGTCAAAATAACCACCAAGATCAGCGGCGGCATTCCGTCCGCTGAATCTGATTGTTCGGCAATTGAATCAAAAGGAGAGAAAGCATGAAAGCGAGAATCGTAGAGCGGACGGCGCCAGACGGGCGCAAGGAGTACGTGAGTCAGCAACGGCACCAATGGTTCCGGTGGTGGTGGGTGGACGCATGGATCAATTCGTGGGCGGGGGCGGCTTGTCGGGATTCGTTTCCGACGCTGGAGGAAGCCCAGCGCAACCTGTGCTGGTTTGACGGGACGCCATACATGGAGAGCGTGATGCCGAACAATGAGGGCAGCCGCGAGGCCCGATGACCACTGACATTCCTATGCAAAACCAACTCAAGAAAACAGACGGCTGGCCTCGTTGGCTGTCGCGGCGGGTTCGGCTTCTGTGGCGTGCGCCGCTCGCACACCGCGAGGCCGTGCGACTCGCGCAAGTGATGTGGCGTCGGACCTATAGAGATACCGCGCCACACTGGCAACCGCTCGAAGATACGGCGGGCGTGATCTCTCAGATCGACAACATGCACGCGGGCGTCGTGGGAGAAAACGAACGGATGCGCGCCGCACTCCTGCACATGGCGAACATGCCGGAATTCGATCAGGACGACGCGCACCGCCTTCGCCATCAGGCCAAGCTGGCCTTGCCGAACATGAGATTCGTACCAACCATCCTCGCCTTGTTCCTGCTGGCCATCCTCGCTATGTGCGCGGCTGGATGTTCGTCGGTAACTTATCACGACCCAGCCGGTTCAACTCTTCATATGGCTAGTTTCTTTGGTGATGCAAAGGTAGCAAAGGTTACTGCGGCTGGAATTACGGTTGAGGGTTTTGAGGCAAAAAATGAAGGCGCTACTCGTAAATATCTTAATGCGTGGACAATTGGTAAACTCATTCCGCTTGGCGGAGAGTTGATTAATTCAACAGAAACTGTTGTAACTCAAGCAATTAAACACTAATGGAATGGTCCCAACATCAATCAAAGGTTAAGCCTACCTGGAGGGAAAGGATTAAGTTTAAACTTATATCCTGGGCAACCGGAAAGTTTTTGCCGCGTTTGGTGATTAGTTTAACCACTTCTGTTGCAGTTTTGGTGATGCAAGGTTGGGCGGCAATGATCGAAAAAATACCTGGACTTGAGGGAATTATCTCCCCCCAAATCATTATTGATTTAATCAGCCAGGTGATCATTGCCGTCCTCCTTCTTACCATTGCTAAATGGACAGGTAAACCTGTTAGGGCGTTGCAACAGCAATTGCGAGATGTGAATGTGTATAGTGGTGCAATTGATGGGTATTTAGGCCCGCAGTCACAGGCGGGGTTGAAAAATGTGATTAATAATCAACAAATCGAAGTCCGCGCAGGCCGGCTTATTAGAGAGGATTAATTATGCTAATGACATTGATTAGATGGGTAATTTCCACCCTGGTTACAGTCAAACTTCCCGCAGGGACATGGGATCAAATTATTAAGTGGGTTGTTGATGCAGAACAGCATTCAATGACTGGGTTGGAAAGGAAGTTTTGGGTGGAAGAACAAGTTAAACAATATTTGCCTGGAATTTGCCGCTGGTTGATGGATGCATTAATTAGTTTGGCGGTGGGTTACGCGGGAAAGAAGGGTTGGATTCATTTGACAACGCCTGAATTTAAATGAGCTTTAATTTTTGGAATTTTGTTTCTAGCTTAGTGGGTTGGATGAAACCGACTCCGCCACCTGTAATTTATTCTACTTTTGATTCGGGTGGATGGCGGACCGTTTTGGCAAGTAGTTTTGCTGATCCGGCAGATATTGCGGCATTTAAACGGTGTAAGGCCCAGGGTAAAACGGATAGGGAATGCTTTAAGGTGGGTGATAATGGGATTGGTTGTTGGGGAGATGATACAACGGAAGATCGCCCGATGTGTGCGCTTCCGCCAGAGGATTGGAAAATTTTGGATCATCCGCGTGGCACACTTGTAGATGTAAGGCGGGAGACAATTACAATTACTTGTGAGCTTCGGGATACGATGCCGAAAAAACAGAACATTAGGAATGGAGCTGGAATTGATTTGAATCCCGCCGCGTGTGCGGCATTGCATTTGACTCCACCAGTTCTCACAAGCGTTAAATGGCGGTGGCATTCTAATTAATAAACATATGGCTAATACACTTCGAACTTATATTAGATGGACTTTATCAGGCGGACAAATTTTGGATAGTGTGTCTGAATCTGTTAGTTCAACAATTACGACACCAACTAAATTCGCGAAAGTTGTAGATGTCGCGTTGGCGGGAACAAATATTACTGCGGATCTAACTGCATATACGGGAATTATTTTTATTAAACATATTGGAAGTGAGGGTAGTGTTGCCCTTGAATTTGATGATTCGGTGATTAGTTCATTGGGTGTGGGTGAATTTATTTTATTGAATAGAACTTCATCATTTACTGCTGTAATTGCAACTGCAACAGTTGCTTCAATTCCGCTTTTGATTCAAGGTGTTTCTCTTGATCCACTTGCTTAATTTTATAAGGGTCACCTAACATGTTACGGGACATGGACAGCATTAACGATCTTGGGTTGAAACCGACCGCTGCGGCCTCCAGTGGTGGGATTGATAATGTTGGTGGCCCCCACGATTATGCACAGGCATTACAGAATAAAAAGTTGCTTCAGTTGCTGAGAAGGAAAAAGCAATTAGAGCAAGAAAATGGGATTCTTTTTTATCTACCACATGCGAAGCAGGAATTGTTTCACTCCGCCGGGGAGATGAAGTTTAGATATATGCGAACCGGAAATCGGTTTGGTAAATCTGAAATGGGTGCGGCGGAGGATGTGGCATTTGCACTTGGTGAGCGGCCTTGGTTGGAGAAGGGAGATCCAAAACGGTATTTGGGGATTCCAAAACATTCCACTAAGGGGTTGATTATTGTGGCGGACTGGGATAAGGCGGAAGAGATTTTCACTTGCACAGATGATGGGGCGGGGAAGGGTAAATTGTTTAAATTCCTTCCGCGAGCCAGTGTGCTTGGAACAGAACGAAATCATTCTGGGGTGATTTGCAAAATCCGCGTGGCGTGTGTTTGGGGCGGTGAAAGCACGATTCATTTGGATACAATTAAGAGTTACATGTCCAATGAGATGGGGCAAGAATCCAGCTTTTGGGATTGGATTCATGTGGATGAACCGTGCCCCCGCGAGATGTGGATTGCTAATGCGCGGGGATTGACAGATAGGGACGGAAAGGCTTGGTTTACTTGCACTCCAATTTCAGAGCCTTGGATTAATGACTTCTTCATTGAGAGTCGATTTTATAAACAAGAGTTCACGCGTCCATATGTGACCGGTGATCGGTGGGTAATGAGTGGGAGTATGCGGGATAATCCGTATTTGACTGAGGAAGCTATCACTGCATACGAAGCAATGCTTACGGATGATGAGAAGCAATGCCGGATTAATGGACTCCCGCTTGCTCTGATTGGAATGGTTTATAAAGAGTTTGATAGGGATGTGCATATACTTACTGAAGATAGGATGAAGCAGTTTTTGGAATCTGGTTGGACTACACCAACCCGGCCACCAGAAAACTTCACAATCCGTTATGCGATTGATCCGCATCCGCGAACTCCTCATGCGGTTCTATTTGCGGCAACTGCCCCTAATGGGCGGGTGTTTTTCTACCACGAAATTTTCGAGCAGTGTTTAATTTCTCAATTGGCAGAGCAGATTAATGAAGTGGTGGATGGTTATTTTGTCCATACCGCCATATGTGATCCATCCGCATTTATTGAGAATCCCGTTGATGGAACAACCTGGGTAGACGAACTAGAACAATATGGAATCTATGTTGAAAAAGGCCCAAAGGACTTGGCTGGCGGTATTATCCAAGTTAAACAAGCACTTAAAACAAATCTTTCTTTCGGAACATTTTTGAATTTTAGTGGGTATCTCCGCGAGACGCTTAAGGAGATTGAGCGGTATTGTTGGGATCCAAAGAAGATTAATCGCCCAATTGATAAGGATGACCACATGATGGAAAACCTTTACCGCCTTGTTCTTATTGGGCTGGAATATGTACCCAGGAGGGGTAAGGCGGTGTTTGTTCCGCAAGAGAGTGGTAAAAAGGTAGATTTATCGTTGCCTTCATATTTTGAACCAGTAGTTAAAAAACTTCCACGGTATGCCCGATGAACGAGCGCACTATTAAAGAACTGAATCAGGAACAGCCAACTGAATTTTGTCAGCGGATGTTGACAAAAGTGAAGGGTTTGGTGAATATGAGTCGTGGACATATGTCTGAGTTTCATAATCAGTGGAAGTTGGCGGACTTGAAGTATAATAATGAGAAGGATGCAGATCGGGCGGATGCCACCGCGCAGAGCATGAATGAGCCAGGGAAGTATGTGGTGCCGATGACGAGTGCACAGGTCAATACGTTTGTTGCGTTTTGCTTGATGCAGTTGCATCAGAATCCGCGACTCTGGCAACTTGATCCGCAAGGCGCGGAAGATTTTGAGTTGAGTGAGGTTAATGAGAGGTTGTTGCAAAGGGATTGGGAATGGAATAGAGGATTTTTGTTGGAGTTGGCATTTTTGCAAGATGTGGCTAAATATTCGATTGGAGTGTTGAAGCATTATTGGCATGAAGAGGAGCGGGCAATTCCGGTGACGACAGAAACCGCTGGGCGGTCTGTCTTTGGGTGGGAGATTGCTAAGGGGAAGATTACAACAACTTGGCAGAAAGTTAAAACATATGAGGGCAATAAGGTGATCTGTGTGAGTCCTTGGCGGTTTTTTCCTGATACTCGCCTTCCGCTGACACGGCTGCATGAGGGCGAGTTTTGCGGGAGTGAGGATGAGTTTTCAAGGAGTTATCTTAAGGAGCTTGAGTCCAGTAAGGTGGTTAGCGGGATTAAGTATGTGCGGGAGACTACCAAGATGGACTCAGCCAGGTTGAAGGGCGGGAATTTCACATTTATTAATGACCGCGATGCCGCAAAGGCAAATGGTTATTATTGTGTGACTGAGGTGCAAGTGAAGATTATTCCAAGTGAGTTTGAGTTGGAGGACGGGAAACCGCTTGGAGAGGAAGATTTTCCAATTACTTATTTGGTTTGGTACGCAAATGATGATCGGATTATTCGACTTGAGCCGATGAATTATTTGCATGGGCAGTTTACGTATGATGTGGCTACGTTTGGGGTGGATCAGCAGAAGTTGTTGTCAAAGGGGATTCCAGAGTTGCTTGGACCGATGCAGGAGGTTGTGGATTGGTTGATGAATGCAAGGTTGTTGAGCGTTAAAAGGACACTTGATAATCAGTTGGTGGTTGATCCGAACGCGGTGGAGATGAGTAGTGTGTTGAATCGGAGTAGGGTTATTTTGTTGAAGAAGGGGGCGGGAAGGCTTGGAGTGCAGAAGAGTGTGATGCAACTTGGGGTACAGGATGTGACGCAAGCACATATTAATGATGCCAATATGTTGCTTGGAATTAGTCAAACCGCCCTTGGGATTAATGACAATGCGATGGGGCAATTTCATAGTGGAAGGAGGTCCGCGAGTGAAGCGAGGGTTGTGGCGCAGGGAAGTGCTGGGCGGATGATGGTGCTTTGCCAGTTGATTTGGAAGATGGCATTGGCTCCGCTTGGAGCGAAGATGTTGATGAATTTGCGGCAGGGATTGAGTGAGAATACATTCATGTTGTTTGCGGGGATGGAGAAGATGCAAGCGTACCCGCAATTTAAGAGTACCCCGCAGAAGCTTGCGATGGCGTTGGATTATTTTATGTTTGATAGCACCACGCCAAGTGAGAAGATTTATTTGGCACAGACTTTGCAGGAGGTTTTTGGAATGGTGTTTGCTAATCCGCAAGCCGCCTTGCAGTTGAACATTAGTCCAAAACTGGTATTTGATGAGATGATGAAACTGAGAAGCGTCGGTAATATCACCCGTTTTGATATGCGTAAAGACCCGATGGCTATGCAACAACTTCAAATGATGAACGCAAATGGAGCTAACCCTATCACAAACCCAGGAGGCGTTGAAGCTACTCAAGGAACTCCGCCAATCCCCGCTATTTGAACTTTGGAAAAATCACTGCCAAGAGCTAAGTGAGATTTTGAAAGGGAGAATTTCGACGATTACGATGCCGACAATTGGGGAGGTATTGATTAGAGAACAAGCTATTGGAGCTTATTTTGAATTGCCAATGTTGATGAGTTGGTGGGAATCAACTGAAGAGGCATTGGAAGAACATAAACGAGATAAAGAAGCCGAAATGGAGGCCAACAATAATGAATAATATGCAAGAAAATGAAGAGTTGTTTGACGAAAGTCAATTGGAAACCGATTCAACGACCCTGCAAGAGGGAACCCCGCCTAGTGCGCCTTCCGCGTTTGACCCTAATCAGATGGCGGACGCAATTGCACAAGGACTGGCACGACATCAACAGGGCCAACAGACTTCTCAGTCTGAGATGACGCCTGAGCAAATGAAGCAAATGCTTCAGGTGTGGGAGCCGGATGATGCATTTGTGCAAGGATTTTTCCAGGCGGAAGATCCAAGGAAAGCTTTGTTGGATTTGCGAGATGGAATTATGAAACAGGCTAGTACGTATGCGTACTTGGCAATGCAATCGGTTAAAAATGAGTTGATGAAACAGTTTGAACCGGTTTTGATTGCCCATCAGCAACAACAAAATGAAGCAACTGAAAAACGATTTTATGACAAGTTCAGTAATTTGTCTGAATATAAGGCGTTGATGCCCGCAGTTCTACAAGGATTGCAGGCACAAAATGCTCAATTTCAGACAGAGGATGAATTGTTTACCCGTGTGGCACAGGAAATGACGAAATTGGTGCGGGCCGCCGTACCTAATTTTCAAGTTCTCCCAACCACATCTAATACACCCAGTCAGGGAGGCGCACCACGTATGGCTTCAATGAGTCCCGGAAGCCGCGCAGGAGGATCAAAGGGAACACCTTCTGGTTCTGCTGATATTTGGGACATGTGATTAAAACAAAACAACAACGACAATGGCTAGTATTCTAGGACTTACGTCCACTGAAACGTTTGGAACTAATAGTTACTACAGCCTAAACGATCGTCGTCGGGTGTTTCGTGCTTATCCTACTGGTGCAGCACCCCTGACTGGATTGCTTAGTCTGATGGAAAATGAAGTTACTGATAACCCTGAATTTGGGTGGTTTGAAAAGCGATATGAGGAAATTACAGCAACGACTGTGGCTTCTTCGTCCGCCAATACCACTCCATTTTCAACTGCAACGAGTGGAACTTTGTTGAGTAATCAAGCTCATCTTACTGCAAACACTGTTTATTATATTGCATTGGATACAGTAGTGGGCCTTCGGGTTAGTCAACAGGTGCTTATTCGTTCGGTTAAGACTGGAAGTGATGGTGCTACTTTGGTTGACTTGCAAGGTGTTATTACTGCAGTTGGTGCACAATTGGTTGACACTGGTGGCACACCTAAGCCTGGTATTGGTATTCGTGTACTTGAAGAGGTTCCTGATGTGTATGTTAATTTAACTGCTAATCAGGGTTTGACCCTTAAGGTGATTGGTACTGCTAATGATGAAGGAGCAGCTTCGAGTGGCGGTGGTCGTTTGGTTAAACCGATTAATGTGTCGAATTACACGCAGATCTTTAGGACTCGGTTTAGCTTTACGCGAACCGCGCTTAAGGTGCCCGCTGTGTTTGATAAGACTGGTTTGTACCGTGAAAAGGCAAAGGATAATTGCTTGGATCATATGACCCAGCTTGAATATGCTTTCCTTTTTGGTGTAAAGCAGATTGTAACGAATACAAATGCGGATCAGGATTCTGTCATGCAACGCACCACCGGTGGGTTGACTTGGTTCCTTAAGGAGTATCAAAAGGCTAATTCTGTGTATCGTGGGGGAAGTGGGGCAGCTGCTCAGACCGCAAATACGGATGATGGTTGCCGCATTGTGAATGAGGATGGAACTGCCACGTTTGCCGAATATTTGGCATATATGGAGAGGTTGTTCCGCCGCACGAGCAATAAGGCCCGCGAGAAACTGTGTCTTTGTGGGACGCAACATTTGCTTGCGATTAACAAGTTGGTTGAAGCGAAGGTTGTTCTGAATAAGGATCTTCCGCCGGAGAGTGTCTATGGGATGGACATCACGTCGATCAAGTTCCCGTTTGGAACCATTCACTTCAAGACGCATCCGCTGTTTGATGAAGATAGCACGCTCCGCAAGGACGGGATGTATATTGATATTCAGAATTTGCGCTACCGCTATTTGACCGATAGTGATACGCAATTGTTGAAGAACCGTCAAAATAATGATGAAGATGGTCGTAAGGATGAATGGCTCACTGAAGCTGGCCTGGAAGTTCGCTTCCCGGAAAGTCATATGTGGATCAGGAATCTGACGACTATGACCGCATCGTAATCCCGAATGGATATGAGACCTACTCAACTAATTAACCTAAACTAAGGAGAAATATATGAGCCAGCTAACTGGATATGATTTGGTGTCGAAGGAGTTCAGCGGGAATGAAGGTAAAGATTTCCGCGATACTTCGTTGAATGATGCGCTTGCTAAGGAGCATTCTGCTCATATTAGTGGAACTAATTCTACTGATACGTATGAGCAGCAGGCTAAGCCCAATTTTGGTAAGTTGGGCGGTAAGCCAAGTTAACCCCTAACCCCTAAGCAGGAACCTGCCATGGCCACGCTCAATGAGATAAAGTTAAATGTATTGCGGTACTTGCAGATTGATTCGCCAGTACTTGAAAGTCACCCGCTTTTTGGAGAAGGTGATCCTGATGCAGTTGCCGCAATGAAAGACGCACTCGCCATTAAAGCCATACAAAATGGACAAAAATGGGCCGAACGTCAACATGACTTTATGCTTGCTGATGCAACGGTTACTGTGCAGGTTCCTGCGACTGGGGAAGGGGTTTTGATTTATAATGTGGAGTTGCCGGATTTGCTCAATCCGAATGTTACGCATAAGATTAAATCAATCAATAATGTGTATTGGGCGGTTGAAAATGGAACTATACCGATTGAGTTGATGGAGAAGAAGCAGATTGTGGAGCAATTGTTGCAACGCCGCCGTCAATCCACATTTCCTGGCTACATTGAAGAGGGTGAATGGGTTCAATCGGATGATGAGATTGCTAATTCGATTAAGGTTTATCATTATGGGGGTAGACTTTATACTTTTCCCGCGAGAGCAGTTGTTTGTAATTTGGTGTTAGATGTGAATGAGTGGGTACCACAATTGGAAAGTGGAGAACAAACAAATTTCTTTACTGAATGGGGCGAGGATTTTTTGATGTGGTCGGCTATTGTAGAGTTAAATCATTTAACAAAAACATTTGTTCAGCGGCAAGAAGGTAATTTGAGTCCGCCAGAAAAGATGCGAGATTCTGCGTTTATTTCTTTGGTTGAATGGGATAATTATATGCGCCAAGGCGGAAGTAATCCTCGTTATGAATAACGCACAACAAGAATGGATGGCACGAGCGACGAAAAATTGTGAAGCGGGTCAGGCTTTACAAAGTTTCGTGTTTGATAAAGAACTTGAGCAATACGTTGTTCGTATTGAAATGGAAGTAATGCATGGTGCAATTCTTCCGCGACCAATTCCATTTGGACTTTTTGCTGAGATTATTAATGAAAGAAATACAACAAAGAGTAGGCTTGTCGTGCGGTGGGCGGAGACATTTGATGTAAGGACGAGTCAATTGGCTTGGGATGGGGAATATGCGGATGTCACAATCACAAAACAAATTTTTGATCCTACTACTGTACCTTATCCAACATTAAATCCATTTTCAAAAGATCAGATTAATTATATTGATGAGAGCCATCGTGAACTTGTTCGTTATAATGGTACATTTAATGCTGAAATTACGCAAATTAAAAAAGTTACCGGACAGTGTGCCACAGAGGAAATTCAGACTAGTGTAATTGCAAAAACGCCAGAAGGAGATACGACTGAAACAACTACAATTACTGGTGGTGTACAGTCACGTTCAGTAACCACAACTAGAACTAATGATACTGTTGGGATTCCAGATGAATTTTTAACTGGGACTACAACTGAAACTCAAACATCCGAATTGAGTCCTTGCGGTGGAACGGTTTCTGAAGCAATAACTGGAGGGCATGTACATGGGCCATTTACAGAGTATAAATTTTCAGAACAATTAGGTAATTTTGTTAAGGTTACAAAGACACTTGTGCATCATGCAGTGATACCATCAATTGTAGAAGATAGAAATAAATTAACTGTAATTGAATCTCGAATTGCTGGTCCAGATCACTTCCTTAAAATTGAATCTGAATTTGATTTTTCTGAGTTTACTGGAGGTGGTGGAAGTGGGTTTAATGTTTCATGGCCAGTAATAATTGATATTAATTTACCAGATGAATTGACAGATTATGAAACTTTAGAGGCATGGGCGTATAATGGGGAAAA